GTCACGATCGACGCTGCCGTGATCGATAGTGGCGGGACCCTTCGGCGGGTTGTGACGGTCTACAATCCCCCATCGACGCTTCAGCCAGGAATCAACTCACTCTCGAGACGGGCCACCGGATTCACCGACGTGCGTCTTTTCCACGCGCAGGACGGTGGGGAAATCGAGCTTATCGGCGGCGAGCCGGTCATGGTCGCAGGGCTGGAGACAGCCGCCTATCTCTCGCTCTTCGGCGGGAACGAATCAGACAGTGGCCTGCCTGGCGACGATCTCAAGCAATGGTGGGGTAACTTCGGCGAGGCTGAGCCAGCCCGACGCTATCGCAGCGAGACGCAGCACTTGCTGGCGACCTTGCCGCCCACGACGGGCAACCTCCGCCGCCTGGAGTTTGCCGTCCGCAACGATCTCGCCTGGCTGATTGCGCGCAAGCGCGTGGCGTCGGTCGATGTGCGGGCGAGCATGCCTGCGCGGAACCGCGTGCAGCTCGCGGTATGGTGCGCACTTGTGCCGGGTGAGCAGACGATCACGTTCGCGCACGATCAGGCCTGGGGTGGATGATGAGCCAGCCGATCCCGACGACGCAGCAGCTCGCAGACGACTACATCGCGCAGGTCGACGCGTCGGTCGAGCAGAGCACGCCGTTTCTGGACAAGGCCTACACGCGTGTCGTCGCCAAGGTGCAGGCGGGCATGAACGTGCTGCTCTACAAGTACGCGAGCTGGATCGTGCTCCAGATCTTCGTGTCGACCGCGAGCATGCGCGAGACGGAGATTCTCGGGAGGATGGTTCGTCCGCTCGTCGAGTGGGGTCGCCTGATCGGCGTGGGGGATCCGATCGCTGCGACTCGCGCCGAGCTGCAGGTCGCAATCAAGGTGCAGCGCGAGAGCGCAACACCGCTGTCGGCTGGCGCGCAGCTCATCTATCCGGCCACGGGTGTCGTCTATGTGACGACTGCGCCCGTGCTGCTGGACGCTGCCTCCGTGGTCGCCACGGTGCGCGCGTCGAGCGATCAGCAGGGCGGCCATGGGGAAGGGACGATCGGCAACGTGCTGGCCGGCGCCACCCTGCAGTTCGCCAATCCCCTACCGAACGTGGCGCGGGACGTGGCTGTCGTCGCCCAGGTCGTCACAGGTGCCAACGCGGAGAGTGAAGCAGCCTATCGAGGTCGGGTGATCCGACGCTGCCAGCGCAAGCCCCAGGGAGGCGCCGTGGCGGACTATGCCGTCTGGGCAGAAGAGGCGGCGGGCATCACGCACGCGTACGTCTATCGGGGCGCACCGGGCGAGGTCGATGTGTACGTCGAAGCGACTCCCGAGAGCTCGGGCAGCGAGGACGGGGTACCCACGGTCGCGCAACGCAGCGCCGTCGACGAGCTCATCCAGCTCGACGTTGCGGGCAAGGCCACGCGGCGCCCCGTCGGCGCCGCGGTCAACATCCTGCCGATCAGGCGCGCAGCCTTCGACGTGCGCGTGACCGGCCTTGAGGGCGACGTAAGTACTAGACAGTCGATCGAAGACGCGCTCGACGAGTACCTACGGACGCGTGAGCCTTTCATCACGGGGCTGTCGATTCTGCCGCGCGCCGATCGCGTCACGCTCGCGGCGGTCTCGGGGATTGTCGACGATGTGGCGAGCTCGCTCGGCGGGTCAGTCGCGTCGGTCACCCTGTCGTTCGCCAACGAGGCGATCCCCGCATACACGCTCGGGCAAGGCGAGAAGGCCAAGCTCGGATCGATCATTTTCGTCTGACCGAGGTTCGCTCGTGGCCATCATTCCCAAGTCGAAGTACCCGGCACAGACCGAAGTCAACGACCCCGGCTACCCGAATGGCAAGGCGCGGAACGTAGGGACGCCTGGTGATGGCAGCGGGACGCCCTGGGAAGCGGACCTGGTCAACGACCTCTGGGGGTTTCAGCAGGCCCTGCTCGCCGCAGGCGGCTTGGCTCCATCGAACACGCCCGATAAGGTTGGCGCGTCGCAGTACCTGACCGCGGTCAACAACATCGTCAGGGCCGCGACTAGCCTGCTCGCGGGAACGCTGTATCAGACCGTCAGCTTTCTGGAAAAGTCCTATCAGTGGAAGGGGAGCCACGGCTTTGCGGAGAGCGTCGGCGTGTTCGATGCGTTCGTCGTCGGTGGCGACACGAACGAAATCACCTACGGAGATGACCTTGGCAGCGCGCGACCGCGCCTACGGACCAGGATGCTGCCGATTCTGAATGGGAGGGAGGGACTACAATCCGCGCAATGGAGCCACCTCGCCATTCTCGGCAATCCATCATCGATAGTGTCCGTGGTCGACAACGCAGTATTGGTCTTGAGCTTCAACCTGCCGCATGAATCAAAACTAACTCGTGTCCGAGTTGCGCTAAGCGATGGGCACGGCGCCGCATTCGACGTCCAGGCGAATCAGATTCGGACAGCACTCAGCCCGCCCTACCAAAACGCAGGGACCACCCTGGGAACAGACACGCAGACATTCGCAGCAGACGGGCTCATTTCGATTGATACGAGCGCGACGGCGCTTCTCACGAATGGCGCGCAGGACGTGTTTCAGGTGACTCTGGTTGCCCATGCAGCCGCGCAAGCGATTACATTCTGCGAAGTGCAGTTCGCCGATCCAGGGCCCCGGAACTTTTGATGTGCTGCGGCAGGTTCGACCTGACCTTCGTGACCGTGCCGCGCAGATCGAAGTGCAGCTTGAGGGATGTGTTTTCGATCGCGACCATGGAATCGCGCTGATCCTTCTCGGCGTCGAAGTGCTCGAGCGCGCGGGCTTCGGACTGCCCGCGATTAATGTTCTGTTCGAGCAGATGATGGCAGTGCCTACCGAGGTCGACCCACGGACCGACACGCGAGGCACGTAAGGTGTAGGCGCACGAGAGAGGTTGCTGATGCTCTTCTTCCGGATCTACCAGCACCTCCTACCGCAGGCGACCGCCTGGCGGCTGACGATCGAGACCACTCTCCGGCGGTACTGGCTCGGGCTGTCGGCCGCGCCGGCGGACGTCCGGGCGCACCTTGACCAGACGTGGCGCGGGATCTTCCCGGATGCGACCGACGAGCTCGCGCTGTGGGAGCGGCAGTTCGGGCTGCTGCCTGCGGCGACCGAAGCGGATCGACGGCTGCAGCTTGCCGTGACGTGGGCGGCACAGGGTGGGCAGTCCCCGAGCTATCTCGAGGGGCTCGTCCGATCGGCGGGCTTCGACGTCTACCTCTACGAGTGGTGGACATCGGGCCCGCCGTACATGGCACGTGACCCTCGCACATACACGACGCAGCCGGAGATCGGGACCGTCCAGTGTGGCGAACCGCTCGCGCAGTGCACGGCGGCCGAGATGCTGCCGCCCGACCCGCTGCCCGACGGAGTCACGCTGTCGGATCTGTACCCGCAGTGCAATCGCTTCCTACGGAACGAGCCAGGGTACCTGGTCAACGACAACCTCACACCGAATGCGCCGCCCGGTGTCCCCGACGACCCCGATGCGTGGCCCTACTTTGTCTACTGGTCGGGCTCGCCGATCAGCGTGAAGGCGCAGGTCCCTGCAACTCGTCGTGCGGAGCTCGAGCGCATGCTGCTGAAGTACTGCCCTGAGCACTGCTGGATCGTGACCCACGTCGACTACGTCTAAGGGGAAACCATGGCCAATGAACGCAGCTCGATCCGAATCGGACCCTTTCATCTCGGCTCGGGTGGGCCGAACCAAGCTCTTGCGAGCGCGGAGAGCTTCTCGATTCCGAGCAGTGGGCAGCTCACGGTGCAGTGCGTGGTCTATGACAGCACAGGTGGCAAGACGGCCGCGCCGACCGACGGGCCAGCGGGGACCTTTCAGCTGTGGATCAGCGGCGACGACAAGGAACCGTTCACCCGCGTCACCGAAGCGGACGGGGCGGAGGGTCTTGGTCGCTTTTCGCTGACTGGGAACAACGTGCTGTTGAATGCACTGGTCAACTTCGAGAACGTGCCAGGTGTCCGCGCCAAGCTGCTTTTTGTCCGCACCGCAGGTGGCGCCGCGGGCGCGAATGCACGGTGTCAATTTTTGATCTCGAGAGGCTGATCCATCATGCCGAATCTCGCGAAGAACCTCGCTGCCCCGAGTGGTACCAGCACCGGCGGCGGGGGGGCGGTTGATTCCGTCTTTGGTCGCACTGGCGTTGTGCTGCCGGTAGCAAACGACTACGCCGCGTCGGAAGTTCGAAACGACTCGGGGGTGGATGGCAACACGGTTGCCGAGGCCCTTGCAGCGCTAGCAGCGACAAGTGGGGATGGCACTGGCGCCAGCTCTTCGGACGACATCACCAATGAGTCCGATGTCGTCGGCGCGACGGTCACTCTCGCGCTCAATACCTTGAACGCAGACATCGCGTCTGCAGTTGTCGGCGGCAACGTCGGGTCCGATGCCGTCGCCAACGAATCGACTGTCACGGGGACGACCGTCTCGGATGCTCTGGAGTCACTAAAGACGAGTATTGGTACCACTGGCGGCAGTAGTAGCTCCGACGACGTCTCGAATGAGTCGGCCGTCACGGGCGCGACGGTGACTGTAGCACTCAACACGCTCAACGCGCGACCGGCTGGTGGCGAAGTCAACCAGGCAGTCAACACCTCCCTCGTAACCGCTGGCCAGGCGTCAATTATCAGCGGCAAGGTCGGCACGGACCTCGTCTTTAAAAAGCTGCGCCGAGGTGCCAACATCATCTTTGACGCCATCCCCGATGAAGTGATGATCGGCGCCGCGATCATCGCGGGCCGCACCCTCGCCATCACGCTGACCGGGCCAATGGACGCCGACTCCAGCGGGTCAGTGGTGGACGTGTCCGCCATTGCCTTCAGCGCGGCTACTCCGCAAACCGTGCTTGGCTTGGCGAGTCCTGGCCCCGACGGATACGTCCGCACTTACCTCGTCTACAACCCCGGCAACGTGCCGATCACGCTGAAGCACTCGGCCTCGACTTATGGCGCAGGCTCAAGCTTCGCGGGTCCCGGCAACGCGGACTATTTGCTGAAGCCGAATGCCGTCGTCATTGTCACGAAGGCTGACCAGGTCACGCCGTTCGTGATCCGTCCGCTCGCCACGCAGGCGGATCTCGTGGTGCCGGTGCCGAGCGTGTTCGGCCGGACCGGCGCGGTGGTTCCCGTCGCAGATGACTACCTCGCATCGCAAATCAAAAATGATGCTGGCTTTGGTGGCGCCACGGTGGCCACGGCGCTCAACGCGCTCAACGCCAAAGCCATCCCCACGGGCTCCAGCGACCTCGCGAATCAATCAAGCGTGACGGGCGGCGGCGCTACCGTTACGACCGCGCTCAACGCATTGCAGACTGCGGTCGCAAGCGCTGGCGGCAGCGACGTTCTCACGTTCAATGACCAGACCGGCACCGCCTACACGTTCGTGCTGACCGACGGCAAAAAGGACGTGCTCGTCCGAGGCAGCAACGCTGCATCGCAGACCTTCACCATCCCGTCGAACAGCACGGTACCGTTTCCGATCGGCACCGTGCTCGGGCTCCTCTGGTACGGCGTAGGCCAACCATCGTTCGCGATTGCCGGCCCTGACACACTCAACCCTGCTGGCACGACGCTCAAGCTGCGGCAGCGAAACTCGATTGCCTACGCAACGAAGATGACCGCCACGTCATGGATCGCCTCGGGAGACCTGGCCTGATGCGACCCGGCTATGCCAGACGTCCTAGCGGTGCCAAGGCATTGCGCCCGAATTTCCACTACTCGGCAGCCCAAGCCGTGACGGATGGAACGAACTTGATCTCGCTGCCGGAGCTTATTGGCGGCGCCTCGTCGCTAGTCGTCTCGGCCGGTGTGATCGCGGCCCCTGCGCCGGATGCGCTGTTCAACGGGGCGCCGTCGATCGCATTCACGGGGACGCAGCACGTGACGTCGGATGCGGCTGTCTCCCTTACCACGTTCATGCACGACGGCAGCGGCTGCGAGATTGCGCATGTCCTGGTCAACACAGCGGCGGCGGGCAGTACGCGGACCGTCAGCAGCACGAACATGGGGTCGGCCGGCCAAGGCCACCTCATGTCGCACCACACGACGAACGACACCTACGTCGCCGTCACAGACAACGGCGGCACGCTGATCGCGCAAACGCTGATCGCGACTGGCGTCGGCAAGCCGGGCTATCCCGGCGTTCCCTACCTGTTCAATTGGCATGGTCAAAAGTTCTACGGGAACATGCAGGAGAACGTGCAGCACGTGAACGTGCTGTCGCAGACCGTACTCGCTGGTGCAGACCCGCCGTATCTTGGCACGGCAGGACCC